AGGAGAACTTGATACTGTTGAGCTATATACATGGAATCTTTCCTGTGCGACTTTAACGCTTTCATATAACCTTGCACAAAATCGTTTTTTCTGCAGCTTTCGTTTTAAGATGTCCACTGATTTGATAGTATCCCACTCTGACCTCAGAGCCTTAGCATGCTTAATCCACTCTTTGTAATGAGCATCATCTGCTTTAAAAGAAATAGGAATGCGACAGTCCTCTGGGTCATTCAATTTGCTTGGCCTCGAAAAATACATATACTTATGTTCTAAAGCGTCCAGACTGTAATCCGTTGTGTTCGAATACTTATAGAAAACTTTTTCCTGCATATTGACCTCAAGTTTTTTCTTAAGAATAGCATAGCAGAGCCACTTGCATACGTTTTATAACACCAAAGCTTAAGTATTCTCGTTTAGTATTCAAACACATCATCAAACGGCATCTGCGTATATGACTTGATCCAGTTGTAGATTGCAGTCTTCTGCATATCCGCATCCAACGGAATACCCGTCGGGAAGATGTCGGTAATTCTTGCCAGAAACTGCCAGCTGTAGATGACAGCATAGACATGGTCATTGGAAGGACCACCTACCGACAGATACGGGTCATCAAGCTGAAGTCCCTGCATCAGGGAAGCTTCCCTGGATGGAAAGCAGAGAAGCTCTCCACCAACCTCTTCCGTTGAATATGCGATGTTCCTGACGCACCAGTATGCGTCAATGAAATCCGTATAGAGCCCATTCTTCTCCTTGGGCAATGTCATTCTTAATCCCATAGTTCCTCCTCACCTGTAATAGTCGGTATAGATGCAGTGGGTGTCATAGGCGGCAAGCACTTGAGTCCCCCTGTTGTTTGAGTTCCTGAAGTACGACCTTGCCGCATCATCCGACTGTGCATCACCATTCCTGTAGATGAACGCACCCAGGTTGCCGTTCGAATAGATCTTCTTCTTTTTCCAGCCCTCATACACCGTCGGGTTCATGGCTCCGATTCCTCCAGTGACGATGTACAAGTATCGGTGGTATAGCTCAGCCGGATTGAAGACAATCCTCCAAAGGTCCGCATTCGGAACATCTCCGGATGTAGAGCTCCCGTTCCAGTTGTGGTACATGTAGTCGTTGGTCTCCCCGCTGGAGGTCTGACTTCTGCTTCTGGATACGGTCATCGCCCTCACCCAGGATGAGCCGTTCCAATAGTCCGCATAGAACTCATTGGTCCTTCCCCACGAGCCCCAGTTCTTGGACAACTTCATCTGCACCCGCCAGCATGGAGCGCAGACATAGTAATAGTAGGTCCCGTTGTTTCCACCCGAGTCATGGTCATAGACCTTGGTCTCAGAGGTAGAAGCAGAGATGTTTGCCCTTGTAATCGACTGGCCTCTAGTAGCCATTTCCCCTCCTAGTTGAACACACAGCCATAGACCGTGGTTCCATTGACAGTGGTTACATTCAGAGTGTTGAAGTATCCCCTGGCATAGACGTTGCCTTCCTTGCCTATGGAGTATGCGTTGTTGGACTTCGGCCTCAGGTCGGCAGTCTCCACACCCAATGTAGAAGCCATCAGCACAATGTAGGCTGCAAGTGCACTGTAGGCGGACTTCAGCTCAGATGACGTATCGCCTGTCGTAAAGAATGTGATGCTGCCGGATGCATTCTCGAAGGTGATTCTGTCGGAGCCGACAGTCATGTACGTAAGGGATGAAAGAGTGCTTCCATTGACCGTTATCTTCGATGATGTATTGAGGCTGTAGGTACCGATGCCGACTCCAAGTGTACTCAAGATCGTATCGTAGGCATTCTTTCCTGAATACATCGTCGGGGATGCCGTATACCCGAACAAAGCTGAGATGGAGTCAGAACGATGGAGACCGGAATAACCGTCATTGGAATACCTGTACTCCCTGTTGTTCGTGTCGGTGATCACAAGTGGTTCCGTTCCCAATGTCCTGAATGCTGTCCACGCAAATCTTCCGACAGTGATGGATGTGTAGTCGTAGCTTGTCGAAGAATGCGACTCGCCATCATCGTCCTCCCAGGAATCCTCCGTCACAGACACTGAACTCTTGTAGTAGAGCTCAACCGATGACAGTTCCGAGCCCAGGTCATAGATGACGAAATACTGGCTGGAGGACTTCACGGATAGGTCCACATAGCTGGAGCCATTCTTCCTGCAGATGCCGGAAAGTGCACCCTGGTAGGTCACTCCAAGGTATCTGGATGGAGACGTGAATGTCAGCGTCCCAATCGAGATGTACTTAGTTGTGGAGGATGCATCCGCGGTTCCTCCGCTGTAGGTCCTGCTGGTGCTGAAGAGAAGCTGCGGTGTCGTGGTCTCCGCATAACCGGACGAGATGTTGCATACGATGGAACCGGAACCTGTCTTGCTTCCCCACCATGCGCTTGAATGGCCATGGATGGTGATGCCTTCATTCGGCATCAGGATTGCCCTGACAGTGGCATCCTCAGAATACTGCACGTAGCTCCCAGAGGTGTTGTAGACCCTGGCATAGATGCCGTTGAAGTTGCCTCCAAGCGATGTAGAGGCCTTTACCCAGATTGGAAAACCATAGTTGTTAACCAACTTCTTCACGACATCCTTGCTGTCTCCGGCACTGATTGTCACGGACCCGGAGAAGGTTGTTCCGATGGCCAATGAAGTTCCAGATGCCGGAGAAGACACGCTTGCAGAGGTACCGTTTGTGGTCACTGCCGCATGTCTCACTGCCATACCATTGATGGTCGCACCAGAGTAGTTGTGCCCTTTTGTGAGATATGCACTGCGGATTCCGGCTATTGTCGTGTCCAGATTCCACAATGTCTTCGACGTCACAGCAGGCATGGATGTCGAACCGATGGACTTGCCTGTCATGGCATCAATCGTCTTCAATGCATCATGCGTTACCTTCCTTGCCTCAAGGTTTCCTGTGACCGAAGCATTCCTGAACGTAGCGGTTCCATCGGCATTAATCTGCCAGCTGGACTTGCCATCCGCACTGGTTGCACCGATGCCATCCTTGGTCATGGAAAGACCACCGCCATCGACATCTGCAATGCTGATCTTGCCGTTGATGTTGGCAGCATCCACAGTAATCGTCTCAGCATGGATGATGCCTGCGATGATGCGCTGGAAATATCCATAGTAGGACGAGACGACGGAACCGGACTCGATGGAACCAAGGACATGCCCCATTGCATTGGAAAGGATGGAGGCATATTCCTTCTGGTCATCAATCTCCGCATTCTCCAGATCCACCCAGGATGATGCCGTCCTATAGCGAATCTTCTGTGTGATCGAGTTGTAGTAATGGTCACCCAGCAGAACAGAACCTGTAGGATCTGAACTCAGCATACCGAAATACTTGCGGTATTCGGTCTTGTCCAGAACAGACAGAACCAGCGTCTGGGTAGGTGCACCAGAAAGGGTTGCGGTAATGGTGACGGAGTCATAGGTATTGGCATAAGGCAGCGTCAGCTTACCATTGGAATAGGTTCCGGCAGATACCGTCACAGACGGAGTCCCCGTATATCCCGACACCTGTGTAGCCACTGTAATCGACGGCTGGTTACCGGATTGCCTCATGTCCCTCATATAGGTCTCTGAAGCAGACACCAGCATGAAGACCTTGCCGTCCGTTCCCTTTCCACCAGTGCTCCCCTTCGAACCGTTGAGGACCGTGAAGGTGGATGTGGTTCCATCTGTCTTGGTGACGGTGATCACATTGCTTCCACCATCAGCTGAAGAGGTTGTGGTCTGCGTCACGGAAGAGATTCCAACTCCGTTCTTTCCCGGAGCGCCAGGTGCGCCATCATTTACAACCGCTATTGTGAACTGCGCGGAACAGAGCATGAAGCCTCCTCAGGAAACACTGCAGAAGAAGGTTCCCTTTACTGTGACTGAATCCGAAGAGACCGTGATGGCCTTCTTCTTTGTTGTGACGATTGAACCATGGGCAACAGCAGTCGGAGAGAATCCTGATACTGCAGCGCCATCCTTGTCGGTCATGGTCCAGGTGTAGGTAAGGTTTGCACCAGTCGGATCTATCTCAGTTCCATTCTGGTAGACGCGGCAGATGAGGACTGTGGACGTGGTCGCCTGACCTGTACCCTTCTTGAAATAACTGCCGCCTGTAGACTCGATGACCGCCTGATAAGGGTCTGAGACATCCAGCACTGCAATGCCTTCAGTAACGAAGGACTGGTTGTATGTAATGGATGAGGAGTCAGTATCCTTGATGGTGCATCTGAACATGGCAAAGGAATCGACTGCAGCCTCTGTGATGACCAGTGTCGCAGCTGTCGCACCGGAAGAAACTCCTGTTGAGGAACTTGTGAGATTCGTCCAGGATGTGCCGTTGGTTGACTTCGCCCACTGGTAAGTGAGTGATGTGGTGTCGGTCTCGGTTCCTCTGATGAGTTCTGCCTTCAAAGAAAGGGTTGATGGAGAACCGTTCTTGAACTGGTCACCACCCGGTGCATAGCCACGTGCAATGACGAAGCTTGTACCATTGGATACCCTTGAGAGTGTGACTGTGATCTCAACTGGAAGAGTGACCTTGAGAGTCGCATCATAATAGCTTGCCGTGAAGCGGTAATCCATCTGCCAGTTGTTTCCGGCCAGCTTGTCTGCATTGACGGTAAGGGCGAATGTCGTCGAGGACATCGTCTCGTTGTTCTGACCAGATGTGATGTCGGTGAAGCTTGATGCACCGGCAAAACGTCTGGCCCATTTTGCATTGGTGAGGGATGACACCACAGAACTGCCACCCGCAATTCGTACCTGAGGTGTCAGCTGCAGTGCTGTCGTAGCCCATGATGTATTCAGCGTCTTCTTCTCCTGGTCATAGAGCTGGACCAGAGGGAGGTTTGAATCGATGCCTGTGATGAGGGACACACCATCGGTGTAGTCCATGATGGTGAATGAGGCTGAAGTCTTGGCCATTTCATTTCTCCTTTATTGCGGCAGGTCCACCTCACAGAAGAACACTGTTCTCCCAGGGCAGTCCTCCGGCGTGATTTCTACTGATTTTCGGCACATGGCCTTGGTTGTATTCGCCCATGAAGCGTCTTGGGCATCATTTCCAGAATTCCTCTTCCACATGAATCGGGATGCGTCCAGAGATTCCGTAATCTCCAGTCCATTGCGGTACACGTGGCAGGAAAGGATGGTTGAAGCCGTGTCCTTTCTGAAGACAGAACCGTTCGATGACTCGACCGTCACGGTATAGGAGCTGCCGTCATTCCCCTTCTCGCCCCTCAATCCATTTGACGCAGGGCTGACGGTACGGGAATAGATCTTCTCATCCAGACTGAACGAGGAGATTCCGACTGCAGAGCATACCGAGACATCAGAGCCTTCGGAAAGCTTCACCGCATACACAAGGACAACGACATCCAATCCTGAATGCGTATCTTCCTTGAGACGCACGACGGAACCTGGTTGTACGATCCCCTTGGCAAAGAACGTATAGCTTGAGGAAGAATTCCTGCTGTATCTGAGGATTGTCTCAGCGTGCCGTGACGCGGAATCCTTGTCATGGACAAAAGACATGGAATCCTCCAGCGTCTCTCCGTCATCAGAGCCAGTACGGATGATGCACTGGGACTTCTCAAAGAAGACATCCCCGTAGACATCCATCCTTGTAAGCCATACAGGAGTCGGAGACCTGTTCTCAGCAAGCACAGAAAGATATGGGCCTCCGGATTCTGATGCAGTGAACGCGATGTCACCGCCATAGGAATCCGACTGTCCCTGAACATTGCTGACGGCGATGATCTTCCTTGAGCCTACAGTGAGGTCAGATTCAGCATTGCATACCTCAATGAGGGCATTCTCCCTGGATACATCACCATTCCAGTCTTTCTCCGACCAGACTTCGGTTCCGTCGAACTTCTGCCCCTGAAGGAGCTCCATATGGCAGTATGGATGAGCGTCATCCTGCCCTGTGGTGTTCCTGTAGACGAGAAGCCCTTCCTTCTCCGACATCTCGGTGTATGTCACCTTTGCATTGGAATACTTCCTTATTGCCTTCTTAAGGGAGATGGCATTCGCCCCGGATCTGCAGAGCCTCCTGCCATCAATGGTCTCGGAAGCCGTGTCGCTGACACTTACATTGAAGAGCCGCAGCTCTCCCGCAGAGTCAAAGAAATACACATATCCGAGTTCGTAGAGCATCTGGGACAGGAGTTCCGCGCATGATGACCCGGACTCCACGATGTGGATGACATCGCCATTGATGGGGATGCATGCCCTGGATATGGAGACACCTGCAGCATCGCAGACCTCCTCCAGCATCTTCCTTGCAGTGCATCTGAAAAGATGACAGCCTGTGCTGATGAAGCTTTTCTTCAGCAGCCTTGTGCCGACGTCCTCGATGGTGACGGCGATGGCAGACACTCCTCTGTCTGTGACGGTCCAGTTCCAGTCCGTGGAGAGGAATCCCGTGAACCAGACATCAGTTCCGTCAGCAAGGACAGCACCGATGTTTCCTTCAGCCCTCACCATATCCTCAATGGCAGGACTATCGGCAAGGATTGTAAGAAAAGCCCTGTTTGACGAGGGCTTCAATCCATTGAGCAGCTGATAAGATATGCTTATGGAGTTCCTGACGATGCCGTCCGTTCCGATGCTCTGTTCCCTTCCATGCTCCGCATCATCGGAGAGGAAGAACAGATCCAGCCTTGGATTATTCATCTTCATGAGGTCACTCCATAGTAGTCGAGTTCCAGGAAGGACTGACGGATCATGCTGGCAAACTGCTTCATGCCTCCTTCACCGACAACCGGTGCTTCCTGGTAGATGTTGATGGTCACCTGGGTTGCCCCTTGGAAACCAGCTGAACTGACCGACGTTCCGGTTGAGACGGAGTCGGTCACATAGCTGGAACCATATCCGCTGTCTATCGCAGAAAGCCTGTCTCCAAGGCCTGAGAATGCATCAGATGAGAAGCTTCCTGGACTTGATGAATAGGACTTCTGGTTGAACCAGTGGGTCAGATTCCATGCGCATACCGCAACACAGTCACCCATGTACTTCAGCCAGCTTCCGAGCCATGAGAAGAGGTCTCCGACGAACTGGACTGGAGATGCCAGGATCGTGAACGCCTTGGCAACAAGGATGATGAACGGCTGGAGTATGCTGAAGGCACTGGATACCAGCTGGATGACCGGTGAAAGCATACTGAGGACCGGTGAGATTGCTGTAATCAGGATATCCGCAATCATGCCCATGATCGGATAGACTGCATCAAGGATAGGAACAAGCGTCCTTGCAAGAGCGTCTCCAATCCACTTCAGCGCATCCATGACCGGTGCAAGCACTGTCTTCACGGCAGGTGCCATGATGCTGACAAAGCCTTCAAGAATCGGCTTCAGTACAGCAACAAGCGGATTCATTCCACTGATCATGTCACCGAAGATTCCAAGGGATGATACAAGAGGCTTCACGGTATCCAGCAGAGAACTGAAAGGATTCTCTTCATCATCTACTCCACCATCTTCTGCCTCGGATGAACCGACTGCAATCTTTGGACCGGCATAGGCATTGGCCGCCACTGCAGCCTTCTGTTCCGCAAGGAATCCATCGAGCCATGTGGTGAACGCAGCGATGTCATCACCGAAGAGGCTTTCTCCGACAGAGGAGACCGTACTGATGATCTCAGACAGGCCTTCACTGTTGTCAGATATGAAATCTTCGCCCCAGGACTTGAGGAACCCACCGATTGAAGAGAATGATTCCTTCGAGTTCTTGAGATACTCGGCTGAACTCTTCTGCGTCCACGTAGCCAGAGTCTGTCCGATGGTCTCTGTTTCCTTGGAGTATTCCTCAAACACGGGGCTGAGAAGAGCCGAGAACTGACTTGTGATGTCGGACCAGTCGCTCTGTTCCCCTATTGCAGACTCCATCTTCTGGGCCAGTTCAGCCAGGCTTTTCCCGACATTGGATTCCTTGGTCTCCGCCACTTCATCGACGTAGCCGCTTGAAGCCTTGGTGATGCTTCTTATCCCTGCATACGGGTTGGTCTTGTCATCATCGACAAGGCTGACCCGAGAGATGCCCTTCACTTCCTTCAGTCCCGGAATCTTGGAGAACCAATCCGGTATCAGAGAATTGATTGCATCGATGAAGAAGTTGCAGAAGCTCTCAATCATCGAAAGCGCCGAGTTCTTTATCGTGTCCCAGCTGAAGGTTGCCTTGAGGACATCGCCGATGTATCGGAAGGAATCCTTCGCCGTCTCAACGAAGGCGGAAAGCCATCCTCCGATATGACCGAAGACGTTCCTGAAGGACACCTTCAGATCCTCAATCTTCTGTGGAAGATTCATGTTGGAGATGGCTGAACCAAGCTTGTTGACGATGAACGCAACAACCGAAATGAATCCGTTTTTGATATCCAGCCACAGATTTGAGACTATCGTTCCGATGTTGCCGACAATCAGCTCAAACATAGCCGGGACGTTCTTGAGGAGTGCTGAAACCAGCCTGATTCCATTGACGGCCTCAGTCACGATTGAGTCGATAACCTTGCCGATGGAAGAGTCAGTCAACCACTTTCCGACACTGTTGATGAGCCCCGTCAGATCCAGTCCGATATCGTCACAGAGGTTCGTGATGATGTACATCCCATAGTTTGCGATACCGTTCCAAAGTGCCTTGATGGACGATGGAATCGTATCCAGGAACAGAGAAAGAAGATTACCGATGTTGGTAATCAGAAGACGGAATGCCGAGAGCAGATAATCCATGTATCCGGAGGCAAGCGTCTTCAGATTCTCCCAATCAATTATGGAAGAGAACATGCCTTTCAGAAGTTCCACCACCTTCCCCATCACAGTCGGCAGATTGGCGATAATGATGGTGATGTTGTCCACTGCATCCTGGAACCTGGACTGGAACTCAGAGAGTCCTTCCTCCATGGCTGCCAGCATCGGTTTGATGGATGTAGAGACAATCTGTCCGAAGCCCTGCCGGATGTCTCCCAGGGTATCCTTGATGTTCTTCAACGACTGGGATGCAGAAGCCTCTGCCATTGCATCCGAGAGCTCTCCGAACTTACCGATGACTACATCGATGGCAGCCCCCTGTGCCAACTCATCCTTGGTCAGATTCGAGACATCCACTCCCAGTTTCTTCAGCTGTGTAGTGGTGCCGTTGTAGGTGCCAAGAAGAGTGGTCATCGAGGAGTTGAGGTCCTTGCCCGTAACATTGGAAAGATACACGGCGGCAGAGGATATCTTCTCCACCTCCTCCGAGGATTTTCCCAATGCAGCAAGCTCGGAGACCATGGCCTCCACATCACCTTTCGATGAGAGTGTCTTCTTGGAAAGGTTGCCTATGGTGGAGACTGCGCTCCTGTAGGCACTGTCATCGCCGATGGTCAGCGAAAGCTGCTTGTATGCCCTGTTCGCCGTCTCGAATTCTGAGAAACAACCGGAGAGCGTATCACCCAGCTTCTTCACAGAAGCAATGATGGCGGTGACGGTGAAGGCAGACTTGAGCGCAGCACTAAGCTTGTCTGCAGTCGCCTTCATTGAATTGAGATCGGAGGCAGCTGACTTCACAGCATTTCCGATGTTGTTCTGGCCCTTGATGATGACCTTGGCCTGTGATGCCATTTTTACCTCCTTAAAGAATCACTTGATTGACGTATTTCGTCTTGCATGTAGAATTGGCACTGATGGACGTGGATGGAAGGCGCCTCCCTTGCAGGATGGAAGCGCTCTGGATCAGAGTGAAAACCTGTCCATCAGACCGGAGGAAAAGCCTTGCCTTGTTAGCAAGTAGCGCCTTCTTCGGGATGGCTTAGGATGTTCGCTTTGCTCCTTCCTTGTTCGGACGCCGAGATAGAGCCATCCCGAAACTTTTATTTTCCCCTAAGCTTCTTCATCTTCTCATCCAGGTGAATCCGGTACTGCAACTGAACCAGCTTCATCACCTGCATGGTCATGTACGGCTGGTCACTTACCGAACCAGGGAAAGGAAGGCTCCTGAAGTCCCCGGTCTCGGTATCACAGCAAGGAAGGTACAGGTCGGTGATGTACGGAAGCCAATGCTGGTATTCCGTGTACAGTTCCTTCGAGTACCTTCCCCTGAACACTTCCCTGGAAAGCGAGGCTATCTGTCTTCGCTCACTTTCCGACGGGTAAAAAAAGCAGCCTGGGTGTATGTGTCCATGACTTTCCTTGTGAGTTCCAGTGATCCAAAGACAAGCTCTGCAATCGCCTCGTTCTCCATCTTCTTCGTCTCTGTCTCATAGAAGTTGTGGTCGACGATGATGGAAGGAAGGATTCCCCTGAAGAACTCCATGAGGGCCTTGTCACCCTTCTCATAGGAATCCTTGAGTTCCAACATCTGGATGGTAGGAATCTCCTTCAGTGTGATGTAGGCCTCCTCGTCAGATCCGAGGCCGAGGAGTGTACCTACCTCGACCTTGACCTTCTGGAGCCAGCTGCCGTTTCTGTCCCTTACAAACATATCAACCTCCGTACGCTTCAGCGTTCTTGTCCCTGATGACTGCAGTGACAGGCTCAACAGAACCTACACTGAGTGCTTCACCTTCAAGGGAAGCGGTGATGATGCCTGTGCCTCCGACGTTCGCATCAACGGATGTCAGTGAGACATTCGGAAGTGTGATGGTGACGCTGTAACCCGGATTGCTGGAAGTGAACTTCAGCTCAATCGCTGCAGTCTCCTCAGTGACGAGGTATGCACTCTTGAGAGCTTCGATCTCAGAGGAATAAGGAACCTCAAAGCTGATTGAGGCTCCCCTTCTCCCATGCTTAGGCTGGCCGGAATAGAGGCCGGACTTGTATGTCTGCGGTGCATCCTCAAGGCTGTTGTCCAGCTTGAACGTGGAGGATGTGACGGCATATTCCTGGCCTGCAAATCTAAGGGATGCGGAAGTACATCTGTAGGATGGAATGGTGAATTCCTGGATGCTTGGATTAAGTGTTCCAGCCTCTTCCTTCACTCCCTTGATGTCGACAGAGCATTTGACATAGTCGCCTGCCGCAGCCTCGATGGTCAGAGAGGAAACCGTACATCCTGTGTACTTCTTGACGGAAGCATTCCTGTCCACAACCAGGGTGAAGGACGGCAGATCTGCCTTGGCTCCACAGAGGTTGATGGTATGCTTCTTGTACTCTCCATCCTCAGACACGGCATCTGCTCCGCCGAATGCGGCATGGAACAGAAGTCCTGCGGTCTCAGGACGGAGGATGAGGGACAATGAACCATCCACCTTGATGGCCATGAGGTCCCTTGTCTGTGCTGTCTTTGATGCAAGAAGAGAACCCTCGTCACCTTTCTCCACGGAGACGGAGATTCCTTCCGATGTGATGTCCAGGAGCGCTGTAGGTGTAGCCTCAGTACCGAAGGTAGTCTCCTTTCCGAACTGGGCTGATGCCCCTGTACCTGTAATGAATGACATGATTATCTCCTTGTAGTGAACCTACGTTCCCACTGCAGCTCAACCTTCGCCTCGATTGCAGTGATGGTCTTCGAGGCTGTGAGCGATGGGTAGTAGTCCATGTCTGTGATCCTTGATGAATCGATGGATCCATCAAGCGTAACGTCTGACTTCAGCAGCTGCCAGAATGCAGAGAAACAGGAGAAGACCCTTCTGACGAGAGCCTCCGATGGGGCACCCTTGCAGACGAAGAAGACGGTTGCATCCAGCAATGTCGAATCCGATGCGGTGGTCAGTTCCTCATAGTTCGCATAGTCCGGCTGGATGTAGACCATCGTGTCCTTCCTCATGGAGTCAGGATCCGGATAGTCGATGATGACGTTGTCCACACTGAACCTTGTTCCATCGACCTCATCCATTCCATTGGTGATGGTCTCCCTGAGTCGCTCGAGGACATCCATCTCTGTGATCATTTGGCAGCCTCCTTCCTTGCATTTGCCTTCTCAATCCTTCTGATCTCCTTCTCCATGAGTTCATCGACCTTAGACTGAAATCCAGAGGAACGGAGATAGGCCTTGGTCGGCTCCTCGACAAAGTTCCTCTCCGGAAGCTTCACGGAATGGACCTTCACCCATTTCCCGTCCTTCCGGAACGTCAGCCACTTGCCGTCTTTGGCAGTGATGGTCGAGCCCTTTGCAAGGGCATAACCATAGAGGACTCCGTCATTCCGCCTTGCCTTCGCCTGCACTGCAACAGCCTTGCCGTTCCGGAAGACCTTCCTGACGATGCTCTTGTAGAGAGCACCGGTCCCTTTGCCGAGTCCTTGGCTCTTGTAGCTTCGCTTCACCTCTCCCTTGGCTGCAGTGCCGATTCCGGAGAGGAGATGCTTCATGACGCTGGTCCGTCTTCCACCAAGGTCCTCCAGGGTATCCAGAACATCCCTGATGTCAGTCTCGACCGAAAGCATTGAGTCTTCATCCATATCTAGAACCTCGCAAGTCTGATCGGATCCAGCGGCTGAAGATACTTCCTGTAGTTGCTGTAGTTGATGAAGGTCCTTGAGTTGTCACCGAAGCTCTTACCAGTGAGGCCGATGTTTCCACCGGTCTCCTGGAGCATGAGCGTGGCAATCCTGAGGATGGAAAGCTTGATTGAGGCAGGAAGAACATCCGTCCCCCAGAGTTCCGACTGCGGATGGGCCTCGGGATCATACCCGAGATATCCCTCCACAATCTCCTCTGCGGATTCCAGGAAGAGCTTCTTCACCTCCACAGCAGATTCCTTGTCCTCATAGTTGCCGCTGTAGGCATTGAACTGGTCTATGCTAACAATCATGCGGAAGCCTTCATCTTGAGAACCTTCACGGCCTCAGGAAGGACAAGCTTGCCGTCAACGCGTTCCTTTGCAACGAAGCCGACCATGCCGTTTCCAGCAAAAAGTTCCTTGAGTTCCTGGAAGGAACGGGTTCCACGGTCGCCGATGTTGTAGTAGGAGAAGTCACCGAATGCGATGGCTGGCTTACCTGCTTCAATCTGAGGGGCGAACTGGGATGTGAGGACCTCATAACCAAGGAGTCTGTCCGGTTCTCCGGCCTGAAGGGATGGCTGCCAGATGTACTGGCCGTTGTTGTCCTTCAGCTTTCTGAGGGCAGAGATCGTCTGGTCGTTCAGGATGAACTTTGCCTTCTTGCGGTATGGACGCTTGAGTGAATAGATGAGACTGATGACCTCATCAGCAGTGATGGCCTTATCAGATGCAGCAGTGACGCCGACTTCAGCACCGCCATCGTCTGCAAAGATACCGAGTGGCTTGCCTTCGCCATCGCCATTGAGGAATGCGTCCTCTTCAGCATTTGCAAGTGCCTGTGCAAACTGTTCGATGATGTATGTGTCCAGATGGAAGGCATTGTCGTAGAGAAGTTCCTCTGTGACCTTCACCGCTACATGGAGCTTGTGCGCATCCAGGTTCTTCTGGGCAAAGGTTGCATCACCGAAAGTAAGGGCCTCACCTTCATCAATCCATGCAGCAGCAGGCTTGGTGCCAGCAATGTTGATCTTGTGTTCACCGGAAGTAGTGATGGTTGTGGCAAGCTTTCTGACGATGTTCTCTTCATTGAGGATGTCGATGAGTCTGGAATCATACTCTTCCGGAACAAGATAGCCGCCAGATGCATCAATGCCTTCCTGAAGCACGTTGGAAACCTGTCTGAAGTTGGATCTGAGTGCCCTGAGCATGGCATCACGATATTCGGCGGAGGCACGCCCCTTCTTCTCGTTCATGGCACCAGGGATGTTTGTGATTGGTGTGGATGTAGGTTTGGAGAGTTCTGCATCGAGTGCCTCCTGTCTCTCCAGTCTAGCAATCTCCCTGCCGAGATCAGTGATCTCCTGCTCCATCTTGGAGTATGTTGCGTCATCCTCAGCAGTGAGGGTGCCCCTCTCCGTTCTGTGGGAGTCGAGGAACTGTCTGCATGCCTTGATTGTGGCATTGCGCTTTTCTCTAAGTTCGTTGATTGTCATTGCAATCCTCCTTAAAGTTCGATGAGGCGGAGACGTTCGTATAGTTCAGCAACGTTTCTTCCGTCCTCGTTCTGTGGCTTCGGCACCCTTGCCGAGATCCTGTTTCTGAGTTCATTTGCAGCTGATTTTCTGGAGTACATGACTGGAGCATCCCTGATAGGCGCACCGGTCATTTCAGCCGGTTCAAGGATTCCGTCGATGAACCCGAGTTCCTGTGCCTTCCTGGCATCCATCCAGGTCTCCTCATCCATGAGACGTGAGAGCTTGTTTCTTGAGAGGCCGGTCTTGAGTTCATAGGCGTTGATGATGGATTCCTTCACAGAGTCCAGCATCTCGATTGCCTTCTGCATCTCCGCAGAGTCCCCAGCGACCATGGTCAGCGGGTTATGGATCATCAGAAGTCCGACAGGGCTCATGAGGACCTTGGTGCCAGCCATGGCGATGACGGATGCAGCAGATGCGGCAAGGCCGTCAATCTTGATGGTCACGCTATGCGGATAGTCGATGAGCATGTTGTAGATCTGTGCAGCCGCGACACAGTCTCCGCCAGGGGAATTGATCCATACGGTGATGTCCCCATTTCCAGCCATCAGCTCATCCTTGAAGAGCTTCGGAGTGACCTCATCGTCAAACCAGCTTTCCTCTGCGATGGCCCCCGAAAGAAAAAGCACCCTCTCTCCAGAAGGTGCTCCATCCTCGTCCTTGATATCGGTCCAGTTCCAGAACCGCTTGTTATTCTGTATTGGCATTGCCGCCTCCTTTGTATGCAGCACCTGCTTCCTTTAGCTTGACTACGTTGCCGTTCAGCACGTAGATGTTTCCACCCTCTTCATCCGGAATGAGGTCCATGTTCTCCAGCGTCCTCACATCATTCGGGGACATGAATCCGTTCTGGATGCCTACGGCATAGCCGTTCATCCTTGATACATAGTCACCTCTCAGAAGCCCATCGACATTGAACTTGAAGAAGTATTCCTTCTTCTCCTCCTGGTTGAAGAGGGCCTTCGCCAGGTTCTGCTCCCATCTGATCACCCAAGGGTCCAACGTATACTTCACGAATTCCAAGGACTGCTGTTCGATATTTGAAAAACTGGACTTCTCCAGGTCTCCGACCATATGTGGTGGTACCCTGAAGATCCTCGCTATCTCATCAATCTGGAACTTCCTTGTCTCAAGGAACTGAGCCTCGTTGGGAGCGATTCCTATCGGCGTATACTTCATGCCTTCCTCAAGGACCGCGATGCGATGAGAGTTACCGGAGCCTTGGTAGACGCTGTTCCAGGATTCCCTCACCCTTGCCGGATCCTTGATGATTCCAGGATGCTCGAGAACACCACCAGGCTGGGCGCCGTTCGCGAAGAACTTTGCCCCATACTCCTCCGTAGCCATCGCAAGACCTATGGCATTACGAGCCATGGCAATCGGCGAATAACCGACAAGGCCATCGAAGCCGAGACCTGGGATATGCAGGACATCCGATGGCTTCAGGATGACTGTGCTTCCCGTCATGGTCGCAGCATCACCAGTGGACCTTGTGTATTCGTAGAAGAGGTTCCCAGAGGAATCCCTATCCACCCTCATGCGGTTAGGCATCAGAGGATAGAGAGCAATAACCTCACCCTTCCCGTTCCTGATGATCTGCGCATAGGCATTGCCCCAGAGGAGCAGATGAGTCATCAGGGTCTCCCTGAAGATGAATGATGTCATCTCCGGATTCGGCTCATCGTGAAGAAGTCTGTAGAGGCTATGTCCGGTTGCCTTCTCCTTGTTTCCATCATTGGCGTAACGGTAGAGATGGAGTGGAAGACCAGCAATGGCCTCTGAGAGGATACGGACACATGCATAGACCGCAGTCATCTGCATGGCCGACCTCTCGTTCACGTTCTTCCCTGAGGATGAACCGCCGAAGAGAAATGAATAAGATTGCCCCGGTGTTGAGTTCCGGGGCTTGTCGCGAGATTTGAATATGTTCAGTTTCATTGAGTATCCTTTATAATCAGTTCATGGCCTTCAATTACGAGCTTGTCATTCTGTCCAAAGGGACGCACCAATTCATGGAAACATCAGCAACAGCAGATTCAGCTGCCGATGCATTCCAAGCTGCCATCAAACAACATCCAGGATTGTTGGATTCCATCGTCACTATCTATGGTCGAAAACCAAAATCCGGAGACCTTCAGCTGATGGGAACCTATGATGGATGTACTACTGTTTTGGTTGACGGCCAGCAGATAAGGCATGTCCTGAAACTCGCCAACGGCAAGTCCTATGTACTCACAGACGAAGGATTCAGAGCATTCTTCTACTAGATCATGAACAGGCCTCTGCTGTCATAGACGGACTCTGAAGCATCGTTTCCGCATCTTATCGCCCTATCCAATGCCATGATTGTGGCTACTGCGCCATCAATCTTCTCTGTCGACCTCTCCTTGTCTGGCTTGATGTTTCCAGCAGGATCCGTACGGATGAAGATGTTGTCCATCATCCACCTCAGGACAGGATGTCCACCATGAGCAACCCGCTGCTCCAGCGTGAGCTTCATGAGCTCCTTTGTTGGTGGACTCATATCCTTGAATCCCTGTCCGAAGGGGACGACGGTAAAGCCCATCCCCTCCAGGTTCTGCACCATCTGCACAGCACCCCAGCGGTCAAAGGCTATTTCCCTGACATTGTATTTTTCACCAAGTCGTTCGATAAAGTTCTCGATGAAGCCATAATGGACGACGTTTCCTTCTGTGGTTTCCAAATATCCCTGCCGGTTCCAGATGTCATAAGGCACATGATCCCTGTTCACCCTCTGAACCAGATTGTCTTCGGGTATCCAGAACCAAGGCTTCACAATGAACCTGTCGTCATCCTCATTCGGAGGGAAGACAAGCACAAAAGCAGTGATGTCCGTTGTGGACGACAAATCCAGTCCTCCATAACAGACACGACCTTCCAGCTCCTCATCCGGGACATCGAAGGAACATGCATCCCACTTCTCCATCGGCATCCAGCGCACAGCCTGCTTGACCCATTGGTTGAGCCTCAGCTGACGAAATGCATTCTCCTCCCCAGGATTCTGCTTCGCTGACTCACATGCCGCTTCAACCTTCTCAATCGGCACAGTGATTCCAAGCGAAGGATTGGCCTTCTTCCAGACCTTCGGGTCGGTCCAGTCATCATCCTGGGCAGCACCATAGATGACCGGATAGAAGGTGGAGTCATGCTTCCTTCCATCCAGGATGTCCTGTGCCTTCTGGTGGGTCTCATAGCAGATGGAATGAGTGTCAGTACCAGCTGTGGTAATCAGAAAGTACAGAGGCTGCATCCTGGCGTCACCAGACCCCTTGGTCATGACATCGAACAGACGCCTATTGGGTTGTGTATGCAACTCATCGAAGACAACCCCGTGGATATTGAACCCATGCTTCGAGTAGGCCTCCGCAGACAGAACCTGATAGAAGCTGTTGGTCGGAAGATAGATGATTCTCTTCGTCGCTGACAGGATCTTGCATCTCTTGTTCAACGAAGGGCACATCCTGATCATGTCGGCTGCGACCTCGAAGACGATGGATGCCTGTTGTCTGTCAGCGGCACAGCCATAGACCTCTGCCCTTTCCTCTCCGTCACCACATGTCAGAAGCAGCGCAACCGCAGCGGCAAGCTCACTCTTCCCCTGTTTCTTAGGGATCTCGATGTAGGCCGTGTTGAACTGACGGTATCCATTGGGCTTCAATATTCCGAAGAGGTCACGGATGATCTGCTCCTGCCAAGGAATCAGTTCAAAAGGCTTTCCTGCCCAAGTTCCCTTCGTGTGGGAAAGACATCTGATGAAGTCAACAGCAAAGTCCGCGGCTTCCTTGTCATAATGTGAGTCCTTCGCCATGAACGGAGACGGACTGTACTTCACTTTCCGAGCCATTGCCTATACACCTGTTCCGATATCTTCGCCATCATGACCGGTGGTACACTCATGCCACAGACATACTGGACGTTCTGGTTCAGGAAGTTGTAGTCCTGGGGGAATGTCTGACAGCTGATGATGTCCCTGTCTGTCATGAGAAGACCGTCACACATACGGAAGCAATAGCCTCCCGCTGTAATCGTCTGCACAGGTTCGTCATCGTGGTTTATCGGGGATGTGAATCCGCTACCGGTCTTCCTCACCCTCTTGTTTATGTCCTGGAGACATCTGTCGGAAGGAATCCTGTACTTCATCAACCTTGCAGCCAGATTGTTACCAAGTGCCTTGCCATATGGTTCCCTTACCTTGGAGAAAGGAATCGGCCTTGAACCGAAGTCCATCTTCAGCTTCGGGTAATCCAGGTCCTTCCTGTGTGCAATGAAGAACACCCTCTCCCTCTTCTGTGGCACTCCCATTCTGGAAGCGTTGAAGAGGAAGATCTGAACCACATAACCAGCATCATCGAATGCCTTCACGATACGGTTGACCCAGCCCTTGGCATTACCTGTGATGAGTCCCTTCACGTTCTCGGCGACAACAACCTTAGGTTTGAGCTTCCTTGCGACATCGATGAAATAGAAGAACAGGTCATCAAGCCTCTGCTTCGCCTGCCCCTCCCTGAATGACTTCTCGACGTTCCATGCATCCTCACGGCTTCCAGCCATGGAGAATACGGAACAAGGAGGAGAACCATCCAGGACATCCAGGTCCTTCAGTTCATCAGGTATCTTCTCGTCCGACAGAGCAACGAAATCCCTGATGTCCATCAGATAGCTGTACTTCGGATGGTTGTTTGTCTCATAGAGCCTCATCATCTCAGGATCTATCTCACAATTGCCCACGACCTGGTATCCGGCAAGCTTGTACCCCATGGAGGAGCCGCCTCCACAGCTGAAACAGGAGAAGACGGTGCATCCGTTCTTCGGCCTTGATTCCAGGTCCTTCAGATTCCACTTCCAAGGGAAGTCAGTTGAACCGGAAGCCACACTTCGGACACTTGTACTTGAACTCTTCATCTCCGAAAACCTCCGTATCATACTCTGTGGATCCGTCCACCTTCCTCCCTGCACCGGTATCAGCGGTGAAGTCCTCGGTCATGCCGAAGAAATCGAATCCTTCAAGGTCCACACCTTCCAGTTCGACCTCCAGCTTCATGAGGTCCCAAGTGGCCTTCTCGCCGGTCTTGTTGTCCAGATACCTGTATTTTTTCTTCTGTTCTTTGGTCAGTCCTTCACAGACAAGACAAGGAACTTCCTCATATCCAAGTGCCTTGAGCGCCTTGTATCGGGTGTGTCCTGCAAGGATGACATAAACCTCATCGACCACGATCGGTGTGATGTAGGTGCATTGCCTGATGCTTTCTGCAACGGCATTGACCGCACCGTCATTCTTCCTCGGATTGTTTGGATATGGCGTGATGTCCGCCAGCTTCAATGTCTCAAGCTTCATACCTCGAACTCCTCCCCGCAGCATGGGCAGACCTTGGTCTTTCTGCCTGTAGGCTCATCGACCTTGGCGTCCGGTTCGCCGAACTCCGGTTGCCCGAAATCGAAGCCACAGAAGTCAACGTCGGAGAGTTCCTCCATCAGCTTCTTCTGGTCCCACTCGGCAAATTCATTCGTCTTGTTGTCGTATAACCTGTACTTTTTCTTCTGTTCTTCAGTGAGACCGGAGGTGACGATGACGTCACATTCCTTCCAGCCAAGCCGCAGCAGAGCCTTGTATCTTGTGTGACCTGCCAGGATCACACCATCCTCATCGATGATAATCGGTGCGACATATCCGCACTGTCTGATGCTTTCAGCGACATCATCCACAGCCTCATCATTGATCCTTGGGTTATTTTCGTAAGGGTGGATTTCATCCAGCCTCTTCTTCATGTATTCCATTCAATTCTTCCTTCAAAGCGCAAGGATGCCATCAAGGACAACCTGCAGCTGTTCTTCATAGATCCCCAGCTCAAACTCATAGAGAGGAATCCCGTTCTCAAGGTAATCGAGGACCTTGTCCACATCGGCTTCCGAAAGGCTGTACCGACCATCAACATATGACCATGAGACATTCGGCCATCGAGGCCTTTCTGGGAGTTCCGGAACCTTCGACACCAGGATTTCCCTTGCCTCCAGGTCAGACCTTGTTGTCTGACACCCCATTAAGACGACTGAGGCGGGAAGCACTGTCACCAGTAGGAGCAGTGGCAACGCTCTCAGGTGCTTTCTTACCCTTGCTTTCCTTGAGTTCCTTCTCCACATTGCGGATGACCTCCATTTCATTCTTCCTTGAGATGATCTCAGCCTTCGCATCATCCAGATCCGACCATGCCTTCTTCAGGTCCTTCCTAAGGGAGCTGATGATGAGAAGAAGTACAACGCAAGCCCCAGAAAGGAGCATGCTCATTACGATTCCAATGCTCATTCCAGGTTCCTCTTGGCATCCTCGATGCACTTCCTGTCGTCAGCTGTCTTGGCGATGGAAACCTTGTCGAGGATGGAGATGATTCTGCCGAGGATTTCGTTGTCCTTGGTGGATGGAGTGAGCTTCACGATTACGGATGCAACCAGAATCACTCCACAGACGATGGTGCAGATGCTGCCGATGTTACCGGCAATCCATCCGATGATTTCTGCCATATCCCCTCCTACTTCATGAAAGACTTCCGGAAGTATTCGTTCATCTTCTCTTCCTGGGTCTCCGATTCGCCGTTGATCTTATGTTCCCTGAGTGCCTTGAAAATGACGGCGTCATTCTCCAGCCCCAGCTTTATCCCTTCCTTGATCTCATCCATGTGGCTGTCCTTGCGGTGGGCAAAGCGTTCGAGCCCCCACATCACAAGGCCACCGCTACCGAAGAGGCAGCAGATGATGGTGACGATTGCTGTATAGGCCTCATTCATCTGACAAGCCCCCATTCCGCGAACTTCTCGAAACCACCGATGGACTGGATGTAGGAACGTGCAATCTCCACAATCACCGGATAAGGAGTACCGTCGATGACCTCATCACCGATTGCACAGCAGAGTTCGACAGGCTTGCCCGTCTCCTGCGCCTTGAGAAATGCGTAGATGTTGACCGAGACATCGGCTTTGGAAAGGTCCTTTCCATGGAGTCCTCCACCTGTGACTGAATCCGCCATGTCGGAGCCGAGCTTTCTGTTGGTTGCACCGGTATCGACATCGGTTCCTCCTGTCCAGTAGCCGAGAGGATTGATCTCTGCATCTGGGCAGAACGGACGGATTTCCTCATCCTCAGCATTGCTCTGGCAGATGATTGCCCTGTCTCCATCCAGGATGAACTTGCCGTCACACGGAAAAGCCTCATAGAGGTTCTTTGCCAGCTTCGTCAGTATCTTCTGCTCCTCAGTAAGAGGAACACCACGGAAGATGCCGTTGTCACCACAACGGAAGCCCTTGTCCTGGTTATGGGCAAGATGCCTGTCCTGGCCATGCTCCATGTATCTGACCTCGATGTTGCCGTCACCGGTGATTCTCTTCACGGCATCAAAGACAGCCTTCACGTTCGGATTGACCGATGACTCGACCATGATGAAGCACTTGCCGTGGCCGACAAGGACCTCGACCGCAATACGAGGATTGTCGGCTTCCCTGTACGCCAGATCTACAATTGCACCTGCCACCCTATCCGCCACTTTGTCCGGATGACTTGGGTTTACTTTCTCAAACATTCATTTATCCCTTTCTTGCAGTCAGTAGCCTTTCCATCAGGTTGTCATGAGGATTGGCCCCGCCATATTCAACGGAGCAGTTGTCCTTCACAATCTGATAGATCTGGAACCAGGTTGCATTCACCTGCTTCAGATAGTTCTGGCTGAGGGTACAGTAGGGAGAAATCGTAGCCGCTCCGGTTGTCGGGTGGCGTCCCAGGAACCCGTATTCGGAGATCATCGTCTCGCACTGGACCCATCTTGAAACTGACATCGCATATTGTTCGATGAGCTGCGTGTTCACGAAACGCTCGCAGCCCCTTTCCTTCAGCCAGAGGTATGTGCTTCTGAACACATCCTCGGCACACAGATCGACACCGCTCTTCTGCGATGCCTTTAGAAAAGCCTTTACAGGAGGGACATCCTCCCCCTTGAATTCGGCTGGTTCAGGGAATGCTAGAACCATAGCTCCTGCTCCCTGGTTTATCTTATCCGAAAGTGCCTTCGGCTTTCTTCCGGCTCCTGCTCTAGAACCACCTCTGGAGGTTCCGTCTCGTGCCATTGTTTCACCTCCAATATGGCATTCTGTATATACCCTGTTTGATTTCCGATTTTTGTGCGTGACACTGGGGCCCTGCTATAACCTTTGACCATGCCGAGGATTTACCCGCCCCCTCGGGTCAGTATGTGTATACCTTCCGTCTGAACCGAGAACCATCCGCAATCGACTTCCTCGAGTGACATGACCAGCAGAGACTCTGGAAGTTACTCTCATCTAGTTCTGCTCCCCCGTCTTTCAGAGGAATCACATGGTCAACTATTTCAGCAGGCTTTCCACAACAGACACACAAAGGATGATCAATAAGATATTCCTTCCTGACCTTCTTCCATTCCGGTGTGTAGTAGAAGCTGTTGTGCTTCCTCGGCTCCGGCTTCGGTTCCATGGACCTATGGGCATCACAATATCTGCCATCGGTGAGGTTCGGACATCCTGGACAGGAACAAGGCTTCTTTGGTCTACGTGGCATTCTTTTTATTCTCCACAGTTTTCATGCTATATTGATTCTGCTCCGTAAGAGGGATTGCCATCAGGTTGTTCTGTCTAAACGACGTCTGCGACAATCGCAGCCCTACGGAGCCATTTAACAAAAAATCCAGGATGTTACTCCTGGACTTCTGCACTTTCTATTCTTCTGATGTCATCACGACCTTGGATCGGTTGCCATTCCTTCAGCCTGCTTCTCAGGGTACTGGTCGAGACGTTCAAGGCAACTGCAGCCTCTGTCACAGAATGGAAGACCTGCTGGCTTCTGTTCCTGTAAGTGACCACAACTGGATTTCCTCGTCTCATACCCTCTCCTAAAAGAAAGCCCAGCTTTTTCTCCGCCGGGCCTCTTTGCAATTATAGTTTATTCAGCACCGATTACTACAATCAAGTGAGATTTACTACACTTTTCACAGTATTCCATTCAATGTCCTAAGGGCATTCTTATGAAGATAGAAGGTATGTCTAAGCGAATAGCCCATTCTTCCAGCAATCTCCTCCCAGTCCATGAAACTGAGGTACCTCATCTCCAGGATTGTGCGGCACTCGATGGAATCGAGACGCTTGATGGCTGAATCAATTTCCTTCACTACATCGACGAGATGGAGGATGTCTCCTGCAATCTCCTCCTCCAGCGCCACAACCTTGATTGCAGCATTCTCAACTGCGGAACTCCTTGGGTTACCGGAACCCTTCGCTTCCTCAGAAAACGTCATGCTTGGACCCGGGGCAATCTCCCTCAGCCATTCCAGGCGCTTCTGCTTCGTCGTAATCTGACGGCGAAGGAAAAAGGCACGTGACAAGTATTCTTTAGCATCCATATACAATCTCCCTGATCTTTTTCTCATCGGCCTCAATGCCGCTCATCGCGAGAAGGTTCCTGAACCACTCGGATCCAAAGAATCTCTCAAGTTCCTCAAAGTCTGCCCTTGCAACCTTGTTGTCAGGATTGGCCTCTACCTTTTTCCTGACTTTTCCAACATCCTTGATTGCCGAATTGATGACGGCGGCAGCTAGGGATGACCAGTTCTGACTTACATTCATCTCTTCACCTCCGCCTTCACGGCTTCCATAAGCGCATCCTGAATTCCTTCCTTACGCTTCAGTGCTTCCATCACCTTCTCATCGACAGTTCCCCGGCAGATGATGTGATGGATGATGACCGTATCCTTCTGCCCTTGGCGGTGCAACCTGGCATTGGTCTGCATATAGAGCTCAAGGCTCCAGGTAAGACCGAACCAGATAAGAGTCGAACCACCTTCCTGCAGGTTCAACCCATGACCGGCTGAAGCTGGATGGATGATGGCGACAGGGATGTCTCCTCTGTTCCAGTCATCGATATCCTTCTCAGTCTTTATCTCCCTGACATCGAACCTCTCCCTGATGCGCTCGGCATCATGCCTGAACCAGTAGGCAACCAGAACCGATCTGCCGTTCATTCCTTCGATGAGGTCCTCAAGTGCATCAAGCTTCCGGTCATGGATGGTCATGTACCCACCATCCTGGTCATAGACAGCACCGTTCGACATCTGGAGGAGCTTCCCGGAAAGGGATGCTGCGTTGACAGCATCAATCTCCCTGTCCCCGATCTCAGCCACCATCTCCTTCCGGAACGTCTCGTATACCTTGCGCTCCTTCTCATCCATATCGACCATAACCTCGTTCACCACACAGTCGGGAAGACTCAGATAATCCGCAGATCTCATCGATATCGTGATGTTGGAGATCCGCTCATATATGGAATCCTCAGCACCTTCAATCGGCTTGTAGGAGAAGACCACTGCACCATTTCTCTTGTCCGGGACGAACCATCTCTGACGGAACTGGGTGATATATCTTCCCAGCCTCTCTCCCAGGTCAAGGAGACGGAACTCAGCCCAAAGGTCCGCCAAGCCGTTCGAACTCGGCGTTCCTGTCAAGCCTACAATCCGCTTCACACCTGGGCGTACTTTCAGCAACGCCTTGAACCTCTTCGCCTGATGGCTCTTGAAGCTGCTAAGTTCATCGATGACAATCATGTCGAAATCAAACGGAACTCCACTTCTCTCGACCAGCCATTCGCAAGCCTCTCGATTACAGATGAAAACATCAGCCTTCTTCCTCAAAGCCGCCAGCCTTGTCTTCTCATCACCGACCACAACCGAATAGGTCAGTCCCTTAAGATGATCCCACTTCCTGATTTCGGAAGGCCATGTCTGAAGTGCAACCCTGAGTGGTGCTATGACCAGCACCTTCCTCACCTCAAAGGAATCAAGGCAGAGGTCGAATACCGCACTCAGCGTTATCACGCTCTTGCCAAGTCCGCAGTCCAGGAACACAGCAGAGACCGGATGCTCCAGGATGTACCTGGTGGCAAAGCTCTGATAACTATGTGGTACATATTCCATCCAGCACCTCCCCGATCTGATCGATGCCATCAATGACATACACCCCGTACCCCATCGCAACCAGCTGTCTGATCCTCAGCCTCTGTACCGGTCTCGGCTTTCCGCCTGGACGCTTCAGTTCGATGAAGGCAAACTTCCCGTCAGGCATCAAGACCAAGCGGTCAGGAAGCCCATCCATTCCAGGAGAGACAAGCTTCACAGCCATGCCCCCTCTTTCCCTTGCTTCGGACACAAGCCTTCTCTCGACGTCCCTCTCACGCAAAGAACCCATCAGCCATCTCCTTTGCCTTGGCCTTCACATGTGCATCGGTTTCATTCCTTGACTCAATGTCCAAGGTTCCATAGAAGACATCCAATGCATCATCAGTGAGTTCCGGATGATCGGAGAACATGCTGTCCTCTGCCTTGCTGCAGACTTCATCAATTACACGAAGCGCCTTGAGCAGCTTGTCATTGTCCTTTGCAGAAAGAACCTTTCCGACTTCATCTGCAACCTTTGAACCTGCAGCCTTGAGGAGCCTCATCGCAGCTCCCGCATCCATATATGTTTCCTTTGTCCTATACTTCTTATCGACCATATTCACCTCATTTCACTTCTGTCCTTGGAAATGGGGTTTTGTCACACTGTCCCCTATATAGATATGTCTTCAGAAACAAATAGTTAGTTATATGCCGGAATGCATACATGCCTATTTGCGTAAAGATCTTGTGACAACGTGACAAAACCCTCCTTTCGCCGACAGAACTATCCGAACACCGCCGGGTTGACGGCATAGACCGCATTTTTCGGTCTTCCATTGCGACTTCTGTCAACGGAATCAACCGCTGCCAGACGGACATAACCATAGTCTTCCAGGATTCCGAGGACGGACTGGGCCTCATCGGCTGTACCGATCCATCTGCAGGAACGCATGATGTCCCTACGCGTTATCCTGGTCTTCTTCCATTCCTTCAGCTTCTCCAGAACCATCAGCGCATTCCTGAACTCAGACTGGACGCCCATCACCCCATACGCATTGACGGCATGGACAAGGAAGTACTTCCCGATTCTGACGGCATCCTCCATCACGTTCCTGCTGATGGACACAGGAGCATCATCCTCAAGGAAGGCATCCCCTACATCCCTCTTCAGGAGAGAGCATCTTGCGATGATGCCTGCGATGCGGAGCGTGTTGCCGACGAGTTTTCCAAGCCAGTCGGAATACATCGAGAACTCCCCCGTGAGCATCTTCTCGACCCAGTCGTAGTAGGATGAAAGGACATCCCTAGCTCCAGCTTCAAGTCTGATGACCGCAGCCTTTCCGCCCCTCTTCTCATCAAGAAGATTCCTTATCAGTGCCCTGTAGGACGAGTAGACCTTTTCCGGAATTGCCTCTGAATCGAGTGAACGGGTTCCTACCAACGACTTCGGATGCGCATACAGGAACCTTGCCGTGAGTCCCCTGTGTCTGAAGGTCCTGTTTCCCATCAGCTCTCCGATTACCACCGGTTGTACCGACAGCAGGATGGTGAGGCATGCTTCGTTCACCGTCACGGACTGACGCATGATTCTTTCAACGGAGATGTTCTCTCCTGAGTAAGCCTTGAGGAAGACATCGATGTTGACCTTGCTTGAGTAGGCTCCGGAAAGGACGTCGAAGATGCCTCCCTCAGAGGAGATGATGGAGATTGCCCCGCCGTTCTCCGCCAGGCTTTCGGTAAGCTTTTCCGGTGTGGTGTCATCGACATAGACCCTCATCGGCTTCACTTCCTCAAACTCCACAAGCCTCTTCACTGCGTCCCTCAGCGCATCATCGAAGTCAGCTGCAGCTTCCGTTTCACCTTTCTTCCTGCTCTGTGAGATGAGGCTGTTGCGCTTGTTCTCCAGCTTCTGCCTCGTCGCCTTGGACATCTCGAAGTCAACCCTATGGGCATCGTTGTACTCCCGGACATATTCATCCACCGGTCTTGATGCCAGTGAGATTACGGCAGACTTTCTCTCGGAAGGCTCCGCTATGATGACGGAATAGATGTTGGTAGGTTCATGCCAATCGCTTTTTCCCTCTACTCGATAGTTGTTGCGCATGCATGCAGACGCAACCGACAGGACGGCAACCGCAGCCATATCCACAGGTGTCTGGGTAGAGACTCCTACTGCAGACGCATAATCTCTGAGAGCAGTCGGGAGAGCATCGACTGGGAATCCAGGGAGTTCCTCACCAGTAAGTGGAAGAGGCTCATCCCAGGTTGCATCCATGGATTCCTCTGCAAGCCCATACTTCTCAGGAGGAATGTATCCAGGCTCGGATGAAACCTTTCTGTAGAACCTGAGCGCAGAGTTCCAGATCGAGCGAAGTTCCCCATCCTCCAAAGGTGGGTCACATCTGCTGTTGAGTTCCAGGAAGCTCTGGTATGCCTCCTCCGTATCGCCCAGTCTCTTGAGTACCCTACCGGCAAAGACAGAGAGGGTACTGTTGCGTGAGCCAACCCTTATCTTGGAAAGCTCAGCCTCGAAGTCAGGAGGATAGAGATAGTCGGTCATTGTCATGGTGCCCTGGATGTACTCAACCACAGGCTCTTCCGTTCCATAGAAGAACCTTGCGGAATCCATTGCTCCCCTGTCGAAATGCGGGAACATGGACATGACCTTTTCTTTCAGTCCCTTGTACTCCTGGTAGCTTCCCACCGGATCTATCTCGAAGAAGACATGGAAGCGAGGCCTGGCGGTCACAGTCCTAACAACCTCACCTGTCGCATCATCGACATAGAGCTTGTCCACCATATGGTGTCTGGAGAAATGGAAGGCGACGGTGACACCGGGAAAGGCATCGAGGATGCTGTCCGGAGTAATCCATCCGGCACTGTCATCGGTTCCGTCATTGTCCACATCAAAGGCAAGGCAATTGCTTCCGACGAAGCTGCCGTTTGCCCTCTTGAAGTTTCTGTACTCCGCACAGACGTAGTCACAGCTGACAGCCCTCCTAAGGGACTCCTCATCCGTGACCTCCACCCTATGCGGATAGATTGTGTTGTATTCCTGGCCGAGGACATCGGCCTTGTAGAACTCAAGCATCGCCGACCTCCTCATCCAGGTTGTTGATATAAGCAGCAGCCATAGGCTCCTCCTTTCTAGTCGTTTGAGGTTGCCCTCTAATAGATAGGCCTCGGCAGAACGTCAAATCTGACGCTCCGAGTAGACTTTTTTGAGTTTTTTCTCAGCTCTTGCCAAATACTTGCTGATGATGTCTGGATCCTTGATGCCGACACTCTTGGCGAAATCCTTGACGGCCATGCCATCAAGCCTCACAGCAATGAAGGCCTCGGCCCAGAGTGGTTTGGTAGCAAGCTCGTCCCTAACCCAGCTGCAGACTGATTCATACTCCAGCCATTCCTCACGCTGGATCTCGTCCTGCAGAAAGATGCTGGGATCTGCAACTTCACTCATGAGAGGTTCTGAGAAATCGCAGTCACCCACATCCTCATCATCATTGGGCATGGCCTTGGAATAACCACGGTGTCTTCTGAGCTGTCGCCAACTGTTGTATTCTGGGTTGTTGATGAGCTCGTCGAATTTCTTCTGGATTCTCTCCTCCTTCTCCTGCTGCGACAGGCCTTCTTCCTCAAGGGACAGGCTGATCCAAAGCTTCTCGGTATCCTCTGCATTGAGTTCGAGATACTGGTGCTGTTTGTCATACCAGATGGACAATTTCATTGATCTCTGCCTTTCCAGACAGCAGAGACAGAAAGACCTCCATCGAGACGTCTGCCGCCAATGCTGGCTGGGCAGATCCGTCCCTCCGGAGGTCAGAACCTGGTTATAATGATGTCATGGCAGCACCGGATTCCCTGGCGCCATGGGTACTACCATGCTATGTTTTTGTTAGTGTGCGACTATCCTTTCAAGGCCACTCGCGAACTGGTCTTTTTCAGGAAGTGAGGTCTCGCCTCTATCAAAACTCTAGAGCGAACCGCCAAGAGCCAAGAAAGCCTGATTTTCTGCAACTGCAAGCTGAAGTCTGTCTTCATACTCGGCTTCTTCAATGGACTCTCTTTCAACAGGATCCATCTCGACTGGGTAGCCCTGATCATCGAGAAGGAAATCGTCCTCAAGGCCATCACATGGTTTTGTAGCTATCATTGATTTGCCTCCCAAAAAAACACACACATGACCGATCGCTTCATAATGTGTTTAAGTATTGAGGTTGAAAAGAGAAGCGTTATCATTGGCATAGCCACTTGCGTGACGTTATAATAAAGCAAGATTTCAACCTGACGATTTGAATGTTAATGGATGAAACACTTTGACCTCGGACACAGTTCGGACAAGTTCGGACAATTTTTGTCCGACATAGGAAATGGGGAATGAATGACATTTAAGGAACTATCGGAAGTACTACATCCTGTGCTAGGAGAAGGAGAACCGCTAAAATACTTTATACGGTCGCTGATTTCAATTTTGATGGGAGATCCTGAAGATGAAGCAGTATTCATGCCCTATCAAGAAGAAAAAGCCATCTCCTCTCTGGAAAAGATTGCTTCTGGCATACGCGAGCTTCCACAAACACAAGCAAAAATCATCCTGAATGGCTACCAAACGCATCGGGAAAATTTCATTTCTTGTCTTGAAGACGCAAAAGCTCGTTTTTCATCTCGCGAAGACGAAGACAATACATCTCCATTTGAAGAAATGCTTATCAGATTTCAAGCCTATGGTGTTGTAATTGATGAGACTAATGTTTTTGAAAGCATAGCTGACGCGGTATATAAGATTCTTTGGTCTTATTCAAACGGCAAAAAAGATGGATACGATTTTGCACATGTACCAACACGAGATTGGGCTGGCAACAAGATTCATGGAGTGCCGGTCAGACATGTCACCGTACATGATGGAAAACTAGATATTTGTGGAATACAGCTGGATTTATCAGATAGGCTTACTCCACCAGATGAGATTAATCTTCAGGAAGAAAGACCTTACGTTGAAGCTCTCCTGGAAGCATATCAGTCAGCAACAAAATCAAGGCTACCATTAAAAGTTGAGAATCTAAAACACCTTGGTGAAATTGGGAATAAATTTGCGCGTCATTTAAAAATGCAAAGAGAAAACTTTTATGATGCAGAAACACTTCTTAGGCAATCACGAGATCTATTCTATGAAGGTGAAGAAAAATTCGACTCCTTGAAGCGTACAGTCAAGGAAGGAATAGAACAAACCTATTACTTTGATGATTTCATTAATGCATTCGAAAGAGTAAACGGAGTTTTAAAACAGAGTACGACTATATCACTCGAAAACGATGAGCTTAATCAAATCATAAATGGCATAACGCCAAAAACAAAGATGGGGTTATGCCATGAACTGGTCAATGATGGAACCATCAAATCATGGGAGCTTGATGATGAGTAAACTATATAATTCTCTAACAGAAACAAGTTTAAGGATGATTCTCCTACTTAATGAAATACCAGAACCGGTTTCTGTAGAAAAAGCCACATTCCTTGACTTAGCAACAGTCTATTCAGCAGATTTTGGAATAGGCAAAAAAAACATCCATGGCGATGGAACATATAGTTTTGCTGAATTTACTACAAAGAGAAAGCAAATCTCTGAGGCGATCAAATATCTTGTTGCATTAGGTTTTGTTAGGGTTGAATCCTCTGTAAACGGTTTTTGCTATTCATTAACGGAAGCTGGTTCAAATGCATTCAACTCTCTAGCTGGAAAATACAAAGATGAATACCTCAATTATAAACAACTAGCTATTAGTAGGTTATTCAGCTTTAAAGATGAGGAAGTATCCGGAATTATCAACAAAAAAGCATCCGAGATTATTCCAAGGAGGTATGATGAGCAATTTTTATGTTAA